GTGCGTCGTATCTTGGAATCCATTTGGGAAGATACGGAGATGGTGAACTTCATTCTCCGTTGGTTGTCGAAATCGCTTCACGGCAACCGCAAGGAAGAAGAGTTCTACGTTTGGACGGGAAGTGGAGGCAACGGCAAAGGAGTGTTGGAACGCCTCCTCAATCGTGCGCTTGGATACGACCCCGATGGACGCTACGGATACTACTACTCCATTCCGCATTCCATCATTACCAAGACCGCCGACAAGAAGGATGCTCCGTGTCCTCCTCTCGCCAAATGCCGAGGCAAGCGGGCAGTGTGTGCCCAAGAACCGGAACCGACCGACAAACTCCAAGTCGGCATCATCAAGGAACTCACGGGAGGCGGAGAGATTACGGCGAGGCGCTTGTATCACGACCCCATCACCTACTTGCCGCAGTTCCTCCTCATTCTCCAAACCAACGGCATTCCCGAATTGAATCGTTTGGATGGAGGCATCAAACGACGCATCGTGATTATCCCATTCCCGTTGGAGTTCAAGGATGACGACAAGTTTGACCCCAATATCCCGACGCATCGGCGCAAGGACGAAGAGTTGAAGGGATTGATTGAGAAGGACGATGGAATCCGAGACGCCTTCGTTCAACTTCTTCTTGATGCGTATTGGATTGAAGGACCTCTCCTCAAACCGCAAAAGGTCTTGGCGGCGACCGAAGATTACGTCAATGAGAACAATCCGGTGAAGGCGTGGTTGGAAGAGTTCTATACACGGCACGATGTGGACGACTCTCGCTATTGGATTGGTTCGGACGATTTGAGGAAGCAATATATCCAAGACAAGCAACTCTCCGAGACCGCAATGCCTCGCGAGAAGTTCAAGTCCTTGATGTTGATGAATAACGTCGTCCAAATCCACCGGAAGAATCACTTCACCGGTCCGGAATGGGACGACAATCAAGGGTGCTTCGTCAACAAACTTCGTCGTGCGGGAATCTATTGGTGCGGTCTTGAACGCAATTCCCAACGTTAGCGGTTTGGTCTCCTTGGTCTCCTTAATGTCTCGGCAAAGAATAAATGAATCTCTCCACCCTTCACAAAATCGCAACGGCATCGTATTCCAATACACCGCCTTCTACAATCGACACTTTTTCCTTGGTGGATTCCACGCCCACCCTCAAATTCTATCGGAGTGGAAACACGATTGTGGTCGGCATTCGGGGAACGGTTCCTACGGACTTGGACGACGTCAAGGCGGATGGGTCAATCGCCTTGGGACTTCTTTCCAAGACCCCTCGCTATCAACGAGATGATGCGAAACTCCGCCAAGTAAAACTCGCAAATCCAACTGCGGTCTTTGTGGGAGTCGGGCATTCGTTGGGAGGCGCAATTCTTGATGAGTTCTTGAAGAGGGGGTTGCTTTCCTCCGGAACGTCTTACAATCCCGCCGTTCAACCGACCGACTTCAAGTCCAATCTCGCGAACCGGCGGATTTACAAAGAGGGAGACCCGCTCTACGAGATAATGGGAAAGAATGTGAGTGGAGTTGAGGTGCGGAAATCCAACCCCTCACTCCTTGACCGATTGATAAAGAACATTCCCTACGTTGGGCGTGTGCTTTCGTCTCTCCAATCGCACACACTCGACAACTTTGAAGGAGGAGCGGCAACTCGGCGAGAGCGTGTGTTGAAGTCCTACGGATTGGACCCGACCAAATCGTATTCTCTTTCGTTCTTGGCGAAGACAAGCAAGATTCCCAAACGCATTCTTCAAGAGGTCTACAATCGGGGCATCGGCGCTTACAAGACCAACCCCACATCCGTGCGAATGAAGGGAACCTTCAAGAAGAATGTGAAGGCACCTCTCTCCAAGAAGTTGAGTAAAGAACAATGGGCGATGGCGAGGGTGTATTCGTTTTTGGATGAGAACCCGAAGCACGACACGGACTTGCGGGGGGGAGGGAAGTTGGTTGTTGCGCAACTTGATACCGGACAATGGGGGTTGTGGGACGGAGAGAATGTTTTCTACCTCTACGGCTCCAAAGAACAAGCGGAACGTGGACTTGCGAATGCGATTGCCTACAATCTTACGCTTCCGTATCCCAAACGCGACCCCCGTTTGTTTGATGTCGCTGCGACTCCCGAGGGACGCCCTCTTACCAATCAAGACATTCTCGCCCAAGTCCGATTGAATGCCGCACACAACATTCTTTCCGCCCGCGACGTGAAGAATGTGGACCAATTTCTCTCGGAGGAACTCCAACAAGAGCGTCTCCCCAAGTCCGTTCAAATTGACCTTGCGAAGGAACGAGTGGAACGGAAGGAGGAAGAAAAAGACCCGGTCTTTGTGGAGGAGGCAAAGAAGATGAGTGGAAAGGGGAAGGCATCGTTTGAAGACCAATTGTTGAAGATTGGATACAATCCGCAACAATATCTTCGGGATGCTCGTCGCCGTGCGAAAGCAAATGGGTATCCCCCGTCTCGCCTTGTGTTTGCCGACAATGGCGTTCACAAACTCGCCATCACGGATGACGAGGGGCGTGTGATTCGATTTGGGAGAGTGGGATACAATGACTTCTTGATTTGGTCGCACTTGGAACGGAAGAAGTCCGTTGAGAAGGGCACGGCACGAGCAAAGCAAATGCGGTTCGTCAAGAGTCATTCGGCAATGAAGGGCAATTGGAAGTCCAATGACTATTCGCCCAACAATCTCGCCATTCGCATTTTGTGGTAATCAATTGAGTTTGACTCCATTCCAATACAAGTCGTTCGCCGCATCAACCGTCAACACCCCACTTCCTCCACTTTGTTCGTTGGAGAGTGTAAGAGTGGACGTATCGTCTCCAATCACCCGAAGGGGACGGGCATTGATTGTGAGGGGGAGCACAATGAATCCGTCCCACAAATGCTCCAAGACAACGTTTCCTCCCACATCAAACCGAGCGTAAAATGTTTGCGTTGGGTTTGGTCCGGGAATCGTGCGTCGTGCTTGAAGAAATGTATACGGAAGTCCAACGGGATTCGTGCTTGTAAGGGAAAGAGGGGGGACGGTTGGGGCAATTGCGTTGGTCCACACCCACGGAAATGGGGTGCCTTCCCAATTGGGACCGCCGTCGGGTCCTCCCGAAATTGGAGCGATTGCCCGATAGACATTTCCACTCGCCGAACTCCGAACCAAATCGTTCGAGTAATATTGCGTCGTTGGAGACCACGTTCCACGCCAATTCATTTCGGTTGGGAGATACGTTTGTCTCGTGAGTGGGTCTTGAAGAGGATAGAGTGCCGACATTTGTAAGAGGGGGGAGATTTTTAGTCCACTCGGTTGATGGTAAGGGACAATGCTTGGAACGGGCACACATCTCCGGGGAAGACACCGGGTGCGCTAAACACACTCCCCGCGAGGGCGAGAGGTCCAGCTCCCGCAGTGAGACGTGCCCGAATTTTTACATCCGCGTTGAATGGAGTCGTCCACGGGCGATTCACGAATGCGGGATATTGATTGTCGATTGCGGTTTGTGTCGGGGCAACCCCTCCACACGAAAGAATGATTTCGGCTCTATTCGTCGCACCGGGTCCAACAACACCGGCGGGGATTGCCCACACGCCAATGACTTGAATGTCGTAAAGAGCTCCCGGGACAAGAACGGGCGCTCCCGTGAGCGCGATGGGATTTACGGTTCCATCGGTGGTGATATTGACGGGCGCACCGGGAACTCCGACACTTACAACCGTTTCAGCGGGTCCTCCCGAAAGATTCAACCACGTTGCGATGCCGGTGGAGGGGTCGGCGCCTCCACTAATCGGAATCGTTGTGAGATAGAGGTCTTGGTCCGTAGGCGAAACCACCGTCTCATTGGGGTAGTATTGAGTTGTTGCGTTCCACGTCCCACGAAACGCCATCGTAGTCGGGAGATAGACGCCACGAGAGAGAGGGTCTTGAAGAGGATAGAGTGCCGACATTTATTAGAGTGCCGAGACAATTTCTCACATAAGACGCTCCCTCAAACTCTTCTTTCCACCACCACTCCGTCCACCACTCCGTCCACCAAGACCAACGGCACTCATCATTGACTGCGCACCCGCGGGGAGATGGGGCTTGATTGCCGCCGCGATGGGCTTCGCCTTCTCGTAGATATCACGCCCTTGCGAGTAGATTTCACCCGCCCTCCGCATCGCATTGCCGAGAGACCCGAGGAAGGATGCCCCGCCGACCATACGCTTCATCGACCCACGCACACCCATCGGGGCAACCGGGGCGGAGATGATGTCTTGCTCGGAGAGAACACCCTTGATGATACGAGACGACCCACGGATGGTCTCAAAGTATCCCGAGTTGACGGTGATAACGAAGAGCTGAGGAGTGACGGAGAAGGGGAAGGTGTTGAGAACTTGGAGGTTGAATTGGAGAGTGAAGTTGCCGACGAGCGAAGGCGCTTGACCGGATTGAAGGGTAATGTCTTGGGAGGGTTTGAGCACGAGGAACCCACCGACTGTCGAGACCGTTCCACCCACGGCACCCGCAGTCGTCCTCGCAAGACCGCTCCACGTGTTCCAATCCACCTCGAGACCGTTCTTGACGGACATTTGGTAGAGTTGCTCGGCGGTGTGCGACGAGAGGAGACCGGAGAAGTTGTCGAAGTTAATCGTGAGGGGGTTGGGAGCACGGAGACCCGCTTGGGAGGTAAGGATGGGGAGATACGCATCACCGAACTGCGGGAGAGTGGGGTCGGGAATCGGGAATCCGGGAACGGCAGCCGCACTGGGGTCCTTCACCGCCTTCACATACATAATGAGAAGGTCGGGGATTTGCGGGAGGGTAATGGTTTGCGATTGGATTGCTCCGGGTTGACCGGCAGCAATTGTTCCCGATGTAAGAGCACCTTGGGTGATGTAGCGAGGGAACTCCATATAGGGCACGACGGACTTGGGAGGGAGAGGAATATCAAGGGACGGGGTAAGGAATTGGGCGTTCACGACCGAATCGGCAAACACACCGGCGGGGTTGCCGGTATTGTAGAAGACCGCGGGACTTTGAGGGGTCACCGCACTTCCGCCGGAGTAGTATTGCTTGACCGAAGTGCCGCTAACCGAGTCGCGAAGACGGACCGCACGAGTGGGGTCACGAAGGTTCATCACGAGTTGGATGTTGTTGATGCCGAAGAGACCGGTGTCGTGCTCGCACGCATCGGCGAAGATGAAAGGCGAAAGCACAATCTTCTCGGTAGTGCGGAACTTGATAAACACGGAATACTGCGCCGATGCCGACGCGGCGGGTGGGGCTTGGTCGGTCGAGACGGGAACGCCGTTGATGTAATTGTGAAGGACTCCGTTGAACGTATATGTGCCGTTGCCGACAAGGACTTGTCCCGTGGGTTGCGTGAACACGATATTGTTCCACGCGCCGTTGGGGACCTCGTGGTAGTCGTGCGACATATTGATGTAGGACGACACGGGGTCGTTCGTGGCGTTCACACCGTCCACGTTGCGTTGATACTTGTCGAGCATCGTGGGGCACGTGCGTTGGAGACGGTTTTGCTTGTAGTCGGTAAGGCGGAGAACCTCTTTGAGAACGTCTTGCGAGTTAATCACGACGGTGGTGTCGTTGATGGTCGCCGTAAGGGTCGCACAAAGGGAGTTGAGAGGGAGGGCGGCAAGAGACCCGTCCGCACCGAGTTCAAGAAGGGGGAGACCGGAGGGGAACTGTGGGGCGGGGGCGGGGAGGAACCCCGGACCGATAGGGTTGGCGGAGTCAAAGCACTGAACGTCAATCCGGAGGAAGCACGTGGAGGACCAATCGAGGGAGCGGTCCACGTAGACGTTCTCGGACGGCACGTAGATGTTATACGTGTGTTGCGTTTGGGTTTGTGCGATGGCGTTGAAGGGGGCGTTGGTGAGGGAGAGAGCACCCTTCTCAACGGCATACTTCGGGCGAGTTTGGACGATGCGGTCGTCAAACACGGCAAGCTTCTCGATGTCGGCACTCATTGTTTGTTAAAGGCGAAGGAGAAAAAAACGGCGGGACTTTTATTGGGACCCCGCTCCGACCTTGCGGAACATCATTTTTATCGACACGGAGGAGAGGTTAAACATTGAAATGGGATTGATGGACCCGTCCAACCGGTTCTTCCAATAGACCGACACGTCCACGTTGCGAATCTCTTGTTTGCTTGGTCCCATTGACGCCATACGATACTCGGCGGTCGGGTTGTAGAGGAATGCCTCGCGATATCCGTGTGCCTTGAAGTCCGCCGTATCAATCGAGAGGTCCGTCACAATCGGCAAGAAGGCGGACGGCACGGAAGGTTGCGAAAATCCAATGTTGCCCTCGCCGAATCGCACGGGTTCGCCGATGAATTCATTACGGACGGGGAGGAGGGTCGAGAGGAAGACGATGGAGCCGATGGGACTCCACAACGAGTCGGTGGAAGGATAATCTTGGGTCTCCTTCCAATAGAGGACTTGGTTGCGAGACGGAATGAGGAAGAGGGGGTTGTAGGCGGGAGGGGGGACCGCTTGACTTCCTTGAAGAAGAGGATTGTTGTTGAGGATGTTGGTGTAATTCTCGTTGGTGAAGAGAATCTCATTGGTATAGTCCGCTCCGGCGGGAAGGGTCGTGAGGACGGTTGGCGTGAGAGGAAACCGAAGCGAAAAGGTCTCGTAGTAGGTGTTCTTGAAGTTCGTGAAGAGACCGTAAAGGTTCGCATCAAAGAAGAGACGAAGGTAAGGGGCGGACGATGGTTGAGGGTTGGGACCGGCGGGGGCAACAAAGGCGGGGACGGGTTGCCCTACTCCGATGGGTTGCCCGAAGATGTCGTTGGCGCCGGTGATTTGGCTTCGCACGTTGAAGGCACGGGTATCTCCGTAGATGGAGAACTTGAACGTCTCCTCGTCGTAGGTGAGATACGGGGCATCGTGGTCCGCAAGGAAGGACGCAAGAGTTGGATACGGGAAGGCGTCTCCCGTTCCCGCCGCAGCCCATTGTGCCGCGAAGGTGGTGCGAACGTTCTCCATTGCTTGAAGGAGGGTCTCATTCACAAGGTCAAGCCAATGGCGGTAGGTATAGACCCAATAGTAGCGAGTGGAAAGGTCTTGTTGCGTGATACCACCAACGGGGACAATCGGCACGGGGGCAACATTGATATTTTGGGTCTCGGGACGATAGATGACGGGAGTGTCGAGAGGCGTGACGGTGAAGGTAATGCCTCCGGGTTGATTGGTTGTGGTCCACGTGCGTTGATACGCAATGGCGAGAGAATACACCGTGCGATTGGGGTCGGTTTGCGGAACTCCCGTGCGATTGAGTTCAATGCTCGGGATGAAGAGAGGAAGGTCCTTGTTGGGTCCCGTCATCGTGAACCGCACAATGGAAAAGTTGTATTTGCTTGCGTCCCTCACGATAGGCGCGTCCCTCGTCTCTTGGAATCGGATTGTCGGGTCCGCACCGGTTCCCGTGCCGGTTGCGGATGTAATGTTGTTGATGATGTCGGCATTGTAATAGACAATGTCCGACTCGGGGTCGCCTTCGATTGTGCTCCGATACATTTGTGTTGAGAGGGAGATTACTTTTTCAACCAATTGGCGGTCAACCCCGTGACGAATTCGTCGGGGGTCATTCCACTTGTTTGGACGACACGCTTGAAATACGAGAGAGGTTTGTCTCCGTAAAGAAGACGGGCGACACACCAACGACCACACGTATTTACATTCCCTCGTTGCGTTTGGAATTGCGTTTTGTTTACAATCACTCGCTTTCCACTTTGTTTGAGGAGGGGGAGGAGAAGGGATTGGTCCATTTCCAACTCTTGTTCTTTGGCTTTGGGGAGGTCGTCCGTTTGGGTCTCGGGGGGGTCTCCGTAAGGGTCAAAGAACTCAACGGAATCACGCTTGTTGAGAAGGCAACACCAATGTCCGGACGTTGGCGATTGATTGAGAAAAAGCACAATCGCGCGACCTTTGTTGTCGGTAATGTCGTGAAGGGATGACGCACCCTTCAAATCGGGATAGCGATGAATCGCAATGTCGTCTCCCAAAATCGTCTTGATGTCTCCATCGGAGAGGGGATACTCAATTGCTTCCTCCACCGTTGGAAGTTTGAATCGGGGCGTTTCTTTGAGGTCTCGCATTACCTTCTCCTTGCGAGAATATCTAGGCAATCCGGAGAATGTCCGTGATGATGGACGGGATAGCGACGGGGTGGGTTGCGTCGATTGGATTGGCGAGTGCGCGGACTTGTGTTCCCGCCGGCGTATACCCGACAATCTCGAGTTTGTCTCCCGCGTTCATCGAGAGAATGATGTCGACCGTCGTGACTTGATTGATTTGTTGGGTGATGTCG